GGCCGCGTGATCGGCGCTGCAGTGCAGGCTGAGATCGTCAAGCAACAACGGCCTGGCGGCCTACTCGCAACCACACGCTGATGGCAACCTTTACCTACACGCCCAGCTTCACCGCTGACCTAGAAGAGCAGCCGATCGTCAGGAGCGTTCGCTTCGGTGACGGCTACGAGCAGCGGCTCGCCTATGGCCTGAACACGCAGCCGAAGAAGTGGTCACTGCAGTTCAGCAATCGGGACGACACCGAACGCAACAACATCCTGACCTTCCTGCGCGCGCGTGGTGCGGTCGAGTCTTTCGACTGGACCGATCCGAACGGTTACGCCGGGAAGTGGGTCTGCCGGGGTTGGAACACCAGCCAGGTGAGCTGCAACTTCAACAACATCAGCGCCACCTTTGAAGAGGTGTTCGAGCCCTAATGGCCTACGCAGCCTGGCAAGCCAGTACGAGCTACGCAGTCGGCGCCATCGTTCGCGCTACGACGACGCAGGCCAGCGGGCTTGTGTTCCGCTGCACGGTCGCCGGCACCAGCGCTAGCACGCAACCGGCATGGCCGACGGACATCGGCAGCACGATCGCAGACGGCGGCGTCACATGGACAGCGATCAGCAGCGTTTACGAAGAGCTGGCGGTCCTGGGTCCGAACGCGATCATCGAGCTGTTTGAGCTGCAGCTTGACACCACGCTGCACGGAGCCAGCACGACCTACTACTGGCACAACGGCGTGAACGCAGCCGTCACCGGCAACATCGTCTTTGCCAGCAATACCTACGTCAGGCTTCCGGTCGAGGCGACGGGCTTTGATTACACCAGTTCTGGCAGCCTGCCGCGTCCGACGTTGCGGATCAGCAACCTGTTCAGCGACATGACCACGCTTCTGCTGCTGGTCAATGCGACCACGCCCGGCAACGACTTGGGCGGCGCCACGGTGCGGCGGATCCGCACACTGAAGAAGTTCCTCGATGGCGAGGCGGCGGCTGACCCTAATGCCCGATTCCCGACAGAGATCTGGTACGTCGATCGCAAATCAAACGAGAACCGCGATCTGGTTGAGTTCGAGCTGGCCAGCAAGTTTGACCTCGCCGGCGTCATGCTGCCCCAGCGACAGATCATCGCCAACGTGTGCCAGTGGAAGTATCGCGGCGCGGAGTGCGGCTATACCGGCAGCAATTACTGGAACGTCAACGATCAGGTGGTCGGCACCTTGGCGGCTGACGTGTGCGGCAAGCGGGTGGAGAGCTGCAAACTGCGGTTCGGTGCCACGGCTGAGTTGCCGTTCGGAAGTTTCCCAGGGGCGGGCCTGACCCAGTGATGAAGCTGACCGACACGCTCAAAGCCGACATCCTGGCGCACGCGCAGGCCGAGGATCCCCGCGAGTGCTGCGGCCTGATCCATGTGGTCAAAGGCCGGCGCCGTTACTACCCGTGCCGCAACATCGCCGCCACGCCTGACGAGCATTTCATTTTGGATCCGGCGGACTACGCAGCAGCCGAGGATCTGGGCGAGATCGTGGCCGTGGTGCATAGCCACCCGGTAACGCAGCCAATCCCATCAGCAGCGGATCAGATCGGCTGCAACAACAGCGGCCTGCCGTGGGTGATCGTCAACCCCAAGACAGAAGCATGGGGCGGGTGCGAACCTGCGGCGTTTGAGCTGCCATACGTCGGCCGCGAGTTCGTGTTCGGCGTGGTCGATTGCTACTCGCTCGTGCGGGACTGGTACAGCCGCGAGTGGGGCTTGACGCTGGCTGACTTCGACCGGCGTGATCGGTTCTGGGAACGGGGCGAGAACCTGTACCTCGACAGCTACCGCTCGCAAGGCTTCAGACAGGTGCCATTCGAGGAGCTGCAATACGGCGACGCGATCCTGATGCAATTGTTCTCAGGGCTGCCCAACCACGCGGCGATCTACCTGGACGATCAGCAAATCCTGCATCATGTACAGGGGCGATTGAGTAGCCGCGACGTGTATGGCGGTTACTATGTCAAGAGCACTGCCCTGGTCTTGCGGCATGAAAGTCGTTAAGGTCTACGGCGCACTTCGCAAGCGACTCGGACAGTGCCGTTTCGAGTTTGAAGTGGACACGCCCGCGCAGGCGATCAAGGCGCTATGCGTCAACTTCCCAGGCCTGGACAAGTGGCTCATCGACTCTGAGCAGACCGGAATGGGTTTCCGCGTCACCGTCGGCAAGGAGCGCATCACACAAGAAGACGCCAGCGTGGCTGTGCTGCCATGGTCCGAGCGGGACGTGTTCAGTATTGCCCCAGTGCTGGCTGGTGCTGGGCAGGGTTTTGGCCGCGTGCTGGCTGGTATTGGTCTGATTGCGCTAGCGATTGTTGCCGGTCCTGCGGCTGGCGGTTTCCTTGGATTGGGTGCTGGTCTTGGCGGCGCTGGTGCAGGCTTGATCGGGGGCACTGCTGCTGTTGCCCTTGGCGGCATCGGCGCCAGTTTGGTCCTTGGTGGTATTGCGCAGATGCTGTCCCCGCAGCCTGACATCTCAGCCCTGCAGCGCGGCAAAGAAGCAGCCAGGCTGGAATCATTCAGCTTCAGCGGCATCGTCAACACCAGCCAGCAGGGGATGCCGGTGCCGATCGTCTATGGCCGCGCTTTCGTTGGCTCGGCTGTCCTGTCCAGCGGCCTTGATGTGGCACAACTGAAATGATCGAAGACCTGCTGTTGGTTCAAGGTGCTGGTGGCGGCGGTGGTAGCGGTGGCGGTGGCAAAGGTGGCGGCGGTGGCGGTGGCACAACCCACGTCCCATCAGAGGCTGACGACAGCCTGCAATCAGTCCAATTTGCCAGCGTTCTTGACCTGATCAGCGAGGGCGAGATCCAAGGCATCGAGGATGGGGTGCAGGGCATCTACTTGGATGGCACTCCTGTTCAGAGCAGCGGCGGAATCGACAATTTCACGGGCTACACCGTCGTCACACGCACCGGCACGCAGGCGCAGAGCTATATCCCAGACGCCAACGGCACTGAATCCGAGAAAGCCGTCAACGTCGAGATCACCGCTGCTGCATCCGTCACCCGGCAGATCACCGACTCGGATGTGGACCGCGCCCGCATCACGGTGCAGGTACCAGCGCTGCAGATCATCGAGGATGACGGTGACATCGTTGGCCACAGCGTCACCATCCGCTGCAGGGTGCAATACAACGGCGGCGGCTACACGACCGTGTTTGAGGACACGATCAGCGGCAAGACAACCAACGCTTATCAGCGGGACTACATCATCAGCCTGAGCGGTACGTTTCCGGTTGACATCAGGTTGGAGCGCATCAGCGCTGATGAGTCAAGCGCCCGCCGGCAGAACCGCACGTTCTGGTTCAGCTACACCGAGATCATCGACGAAAAGTTCAGGTATCCCAACAGCGCGCTGGCATTCCTGCGCTTCGACAGCCGTCAATTCAAAGGCGTCCCAGCCCGCAAGTATCTGGTGCGTGGCATCAAGGTACAACTGCCGAGCAACGCAACGGTTGACACGACGACATACCTCGGCCGCGTTACCTACAGCGGCGTCTGGGATGGCACCTTCGGCGCTGCTACCTGGACCAACGACCCAGCTTGGTGCCTGTGGGATCTGCTGACCAACACCCGCTATGGCGCCAGCATCCCAGCCAGCAGCCTGGATCGGTATGACTTCTACGCGATCAGCCAATACTGCAACGCACTAGTCAGCAATGGCCGCGGCGGACAGGAGCCACGGTTCAGTTGCAACATGCTGATCAACAGCAGGGACGAAGTTTATAACGTCATTCAAGAGTTCGTCGCGCTGTTCCGTGGCATCGCGTACTACGGCGCCGGCGCCATGGTGGTGCTGCAGGACAAGCCATCTGATCCGCAGTATCTGCTGACCCCAGCCAATGTGGTCGATGGGCTGTTCAATTACAGCGGCTCATCGCAGAAGGCGCGGCACACCACGGCAACGGTGGCTTATCAGGAGTACGACAACCTGGGCGAGGTGTCCTATGAGTACGTTGAGGATGCGTCAGCCGTCGCTAAGTACGGCATCATCAACAAGGACATCAAGGCAGTCGGCTGCTACTCGCAAGGGCAGGCGCATCGTGCCGGCAAATGGGCGCTGCTGTCAGAGCAGAACCTGACCGAGACCTGCACCTTCTCAGTGTCGATTGACTCGGGCATCGTGCTGCGGCCTGGCATGGTGATCGACGTGGCCGATCCGGTCAGGGCTGGATCTCGGCGCGGCGGCCGCATCAAGACGGCAACAACCACGACCGTCACGCTGGACGACGCCAGCGGCATCACGCTGGGCACATCGCCCACGATCAGCGTTCTGATGCCCACCGGATTGGTCGAGACCCGCAGCGTCAGCACCCTGAGCAGTGGCGTGGTCACGGTCACGAGCGCATTCAGCGAAGCGCCCAACGCCCAGAGCATCTGGGTCATGGAGAACACCAGTCTGCAGACGCAGCAGTTCCGTGTCGTCAGCGTGGCCGAGGCCGAGGATGGCATCTACGGCGCCACTGCGCTGGCCTACAACAGCAGCATCTACACCGCGATCGAGTCAGACATCAAGCTGCAGACGCGGGGCATCTCCAACCTGTCTGCGTTGCCTGAATCGCCCACCGGACTGACCGGCACGGAGCACCTGTACACCGACGGGCAGAACGTCCGCACCGCGTTTGAGCTGAGCTGGGTGCCGCCTTCTCGCTTTGTGCAGTCCTACCGGGTGATCTACCGGCTCGGCAATAACAACTTCTCGCAGATCGACACCAACAGCCCCAGCACCCGCATCGAGGGATTGGACGCTGGCACGTTGGAGGTGCGGGTGCAGTCGATCAACAGCCTCGGGGGCGTCAGCAACCCAGCCACAGCGACGTTCAACCTGGTCGGCAAGACCGCACCTCCAGGCAACGTCCAGAACCTGACCATCGAACCGATCAGTGCCAACAGCGCCCGGCTGCGGTGGGATGCCACGGTTGACCTGGACGTTCGCGTTGCCGGCCGCGTCCACATCCGCCACACCAACCTGACCGATGGCACCGGCACCTGGAGCAACAGCGTCGATTTGATCCCTGCTGTCGCCGGCTACAACACCGAGGCGATCGTGCCGTTGGTCGAGGGCGAGATCCTGGTCAAGTTTGAGGATGACGGAGAGCGGCAGAGCCCGACTGAGGCCAGCGTGATCGTGGACTTCCCGGATGCGCTCGGCAACCTGCTGGTGCAAAGCCGCCGCGAGGACGCCGACTCGCCACCGTTCCAGGGTGCCAAGACTGATGTCGTCTACAGCGAAGACCTCGATGCGCTGGTGCTAGATGCCGATGGCCTGTTCGATGACATCCCCGACTTTGACTCGCTCGCGACGCTGGACTTCTACGGGACCATGCAGGAGCTGGGCACCTACCAATTCCTCAACACGCTGGACCTAGGCGCATCCTATGCACTTGATCTGAGCCGATTCTTTGTCACCCGCGGATTCTTCCCCAGTGACCTAGTCGATAGCCGCACTGCAGAAGTGGACGACTGGGCAGATTGGGACGGCGGCATCATCGACCAGGTCAACGCCAAGCTGTACCTGCGCCGCACGCCGGATAACCCGGCTGGCTCGCCCACATGGTCTGGCTGGCAGGAGTTCGTCAACGGCACCTTCCTCGGACGCGGTTTCCAGTTCAAGACAGAACTGATCAGCCGCAATCCAGCGCAGGGCATCTTGATCGATGAGCTGGGCTACGAGGCCACCTTCCAACGCAGGACTGAGCAGTCGGTTGGCGCGGTCAGCAGCGGCGCTGGCACGAAGTCGATCACGTTCGGCAAAGCGTTCTTTACCGGCACCGCTGGGCTTGGCGGCGTCAATGCCTACCTGCCCAGCATCGGCATCGTGGCGCAGAACCTGGCGACAGGCGACTACTACAACGTGACCAACGTCACCAGCAGCGGCTTTGACGTGACCTTCAGAAACAGCGCTGGTACGGCAGTTAGCCGCAACTTCCTGTGGACTGCTGTGGGATTTGGCAAGGGCGCTTAAAGTAGAAGCAAAATGACCTAGCTATGGCACAACACGATTACGTCATCGCTAACGGCACAGGCGCCGCCGTCCGATCTGACCTGAACAACGCGCTGGCAGCGATCGTCAGCCAGAACAGCGGCGCCACTGCACCTAGCACCACCTACGCGTATCAGTGGTGGGCAGACACGACCACCGGCCTGCTCAAGCTGCGCAACGCTGCGAACAACGCATGGATCACGCTGTTCCAGCTTGATGGCGAGTGGAGCACGCTGGCGGTTGAGAACGGCTCGGCCGCAGCACCGTCCATCTATTTCAAGGACAGCGGCACCGATACCGGCATCTACAGCCCCGGCACTGACCAGGTCGCCATCTCAACTAATGGCACGAGACGGTTGTTTGTTGATGCTAGCGGAAACATAGGAATCGGAACCGGGACTATAGGTTCCTACGGTTATCTAACAGTTGATGTAAGCGGCTCCGGCGGCGCAATCATTAGTGTTAAAGACTCATCCACTGGCGCCAGGGGATTTTTCCGTTCTGACGGTTCTTCTGTCTTTCTCACTGCAGTCGATGCAACACCTCTAATCTTTTCTACAAACAACACCGAACGCGCCCGCATCGACAGCTCGGGACGCCTTTTAGTTGGCACGTCTACTGCTCGTACTGGAGTATTTGCCAACGGCGATGCTAATTTAAACCCGATTCTGCAAATTGAGCGGTCTGGTGATGGAGCAGCTTCAGCTCCATGTTCTATCGGACTTATCAGAAACACAAACGCTAACGCAGGTCCATGCATTCTGCTAGCAAGAAGCGCTGGCACAACGCAAGGAAGCGTAACCGCTGTAGCCAATAATGATGTGCTGGGGTGTCTGTCCTATCAAGCAGCAGATGGCACTGATTTTGTTGAAGCAGCTAATATCACAGCCGCAGTAGACGGTACCCCCGGCGCAAATGATATGCCGGGCAGGTTAGTGTTCTCCACTACCGCCGACGGAGCGAGCAGCCCGACGGAGCGGATGAGGATAAATAGCGCTGGATACCTTAAGGCCACAGCTTCTGGCACATACGCTGGCGTTTCTAGTACATACCATGAGCTTGTAAGTTCCGCAAATAGTACAACTTTACTTATTAGAAACCAAATCACTTCTGGGTACACTTCTACTTTAATCTATGCCGATTTAGGCTACGCCCCCAACGATCAAGTCGCAAACTTTTTGTATTTTGGCGACACTTCCGCTGTTCGGATGGGCGTCTATTCTAATGGCGGGATTAGAAACTACAGTGCAAACAACGTCAACTTATCTGATCGCAACGTCAAAAAGGATATTGCTCCAGTCTCTGATACTTGGGATTGCCTGAAAGAGTGGGAGATCGTCAACTTCCGCTACAAGGACCAGCCCGACGACGCTGACCTGAATATGGGCGTTATCGCCCAGCAGGTTGCAGAAAGCTGCCCGGAAGTGATCACGGTCTTTCAGGAGGCCAAGGAAGCAACTGAGGATCAACCTGCCCAAGAAGAGCGCATCGGCGTCAAGGAACAACAGATGATGTGGATGGCAATCAAGGCTCTCCAAGAGGCGCAGATCCGCATCGAAACCCTCGAAGCCAAAGTTGCAGCCCTTGAGGCGTCGTAGTCCTACTCTCTACTGACCCGTCCTAAACTCCCACCATCACCCATCACCTCATGGCCACCACCCTCACCTGGCACATCGCCAACCTGGAACGCGAAACCGCCGACGGGTTTGTACTGACCGCCCACTACACCGTCACGGCCGAAGACGGCACCTACAGCAGCGGCGCCTACGGGTCACTGGGCTTTGAGCGCCCAGACAAGCTGATCCCGTATGCCGACCTGACTGAAGAGATGGTGATCGGCTGGGTCCAGGATGCCTTTGGTGCCGAGAAGGTCACCGAGATCGAGGCCGCCCTGCAGGCGCAGCTTGACGAGCAGCGTCATCCCAGCAAGGCCAGCGGGATGCCGTGGCAGCAGGCGCTAACCTGAGTGCATGATCGAGCTGATCGCTGCTGTTGCTGGGGCATCCATCAGCGTGGCCGCGATGGGCGCGATGGGTTTCAGCCGCCGTAACGACGAAGCGAGAGACGCCATCATCCGCTTAAGCGCGGCCGTTGAGCACATAGCCACCCAGCTCGAGGGTATGCACACCGACATCCGCGCCGATCGCAAGGAGACCTTTGCCCGTTTGAATGGCGTTGAGCAGCGGGTGGCTACGCTAGAGGCACGCCCACACGGTTAGTCATGGACGCGCAAACTGCCGCGATTATCGCGATCGTCATCGCTGCTGGCAGCGAGATCATTGCGATCAGCCCGCTGAAGTCCAACAGCTGGATCCAGCTGCTGCTGCAGGCTGCGCGGCTGATGTTTCCTAAGCGCCGCTGATCGTGGCCAACACCGCGCCGATCACCCTCGAGTCGCTATTCCGTTACTACAAGAACCAACCGCATCAGGCTGCAGCGATCCAGCAGCTTGAGCAGGATCTAGCCGTCAATGGCTACGCCGCCGCGATGCGTCGTGATCGGACGTGGTTTGCTACTTGGAGCCAGGACGGCAAGCAGGTCGATCTGAGCGATGCCCTAAAGCTGATTCAGCAGTTCGAGGGCTGTCACCTCGATGCCTACCCCGATCCAGCCAGCGGCGGCGAGCCGTGGACGATCGGCTGGGGCACGACACGCTACGGCGACGGCCGCAAGGTCAAGAAAGGCGACAAGCTCAACCGCGTCGAAGCCGACATGCTGCTGCGGCAGGAGGTGGACCGGATCGCTGCCAAGCTGCGCGAGACGGTGCCCCACTGGCGCGAGATGGCCGATCACCAGCAATGCGCGCTGGTGAGCTTTGCCTACAACCTGGGCAGTGGCTTCTACGGCTCGACCGGGTTTGAGACGATCAGCCGCGAGCTGCGTGAAAAGGACTGGGATGCAGTGCCGACCGCCATGTTGCTCTACCGCAACCCCGGCACCAATGTCGAGGCTGGCCTGAGGCGCCGCCGCGAGGCCGAGGGCAAGCTATGGGCGAAGGGGCATCTGAAGGTGGTCGAGGTTGAGCGGCAGCCGGCCAAGCTGACGCCCGCCAGCTCGTTTGATCTGCGGATCACGCCGCACATCCGACTTGGCGAGTTCGCACTTGACCAGGAGGCGCGCCGCTTCGACCATCAGCATCAGCTCGACACCGCCGCCGAACTGGCGGCGTTCCTCGAGCGGGTGCGGACAGCGTTCGGCGGCAAGCCGATCGTCATCACCTCTGGGTACAGGCCGCCAGCAATCAACCGGCAGGTTGGTGGCGCCAGTGGCTCAGAGCACCTCTATGACGCGCCCATCGTCGGCGCGGTGGACTTCTTCATCCATGGCGCGGACATCAACAAGGTGCAGGCATGGGTCGATCGAGAGTGGCCGTTCAGCGTCGGCTATGGCGCGCCTAAGGGGTTCATCCATCTGGGCATCCGCAAAGGCCGGCCTAGGGTGCGCTGGGATTATTGAGCCTTGCGATCCTGATCGGCGCTTCGGCTGGATCGTCAAGCGGAATCATCCGATAGTCATCGACGCCGTGGCGCTCTGCCCAGTGCTGCGCGGCGATGTGCGTCGGGAACGGTCCGACGTGCCAGGGGCCGAGGTCGAGGATGTAGGTCATGGGTGGGTGGTGTAGCTGGCGGATCATAGGAGGTTGATACGGTCGCGCCCGTTACCGTTGGGGCAGCAGCGGCCAACCGATGCAGGCGTTCATCGTCGAAGTCAAGGCCACCGTTGTGGTGCGCTCAGACGCTGACCCTGAGAACCTACCCGCTGATGTCTACAGCCGCATAGCGGAACACGTTCACGACGACGACGACATCCTGAGCCTCGAGGTTCAGGCCATGCCCCTGCCGCCGGATCTCAGTGGACAAAGCGCACATTGATGGCACCAGGCTCGTCACTCGACGCTCAGCGCGCGATCAGGTCCTACTCGC